AGCCGGCAGACCCCGGGCGCCAATTCAATATCAGCGACATTAACGACTTCACGGTATGGAATCCGCTCGATTTCGGCGTGAAGGAAGGGCACTCGGACTACATACGGTCCATCCTCTGCGACCACGAGGAGTTATGGCTTCTGGGCACGGAGACAACGGAGATCTGGTCGAATGTCGGCGACCCCAACTTTCCGTTCCAGCGCATGGGCGGGGCGTTCATCCATGAGGGGTCGGTCTCCACATATGCGCCGTGTTCGGTAGCACTGGGAGTATGTGCGCTGGCCGGCTCGCCCAATGGGCAGACGGTGGCCTATATGGCCCGGGGGTTGCAGCCGCAGCGCATCTCGACGTTCGCGCAGGAACAAGCCTGGAATGCGCCGGGGTTCAATGCGCGGGACGCAGTGTCTTACTCGTACCTCGATGCGGGCCACCTGTTCTGGGTCGTCAATTTCTGGGCACAGCAGCAGACGTGGGTCTACGACGTCACCGAGAATCTCTGGCATCAACGCTACGGGTTCAACCCGTCGCCGGCGCCGGGGGCGTTCATCCGTTACCAGCCGTGGTATCACGTCTTCATCCCGGAATGGGGCCAGGGGGGCAAGCACATTGTCGGCGACCCGTCCACGGGAAAGTTGTACGAGCAGAGCCTTGACTTCTACGACGACGACGGAGTTCCGATCCAGTACATCCGCACATTTCCGCACTTGCTCGATGAGGACCGGTATCTGTTCCATCACCGCTTTGAACTGTACATGGAGACGGGGACGGTCGTAGCGCCGAACCCGGAGATGGCCGTCGCGCTCGACTGGAGCAGTGACCGGGGGCACACCTTCCCTACCGGCCGTACTGTCACACAGACCTCTGGCCTTTCGGGCAATTACAGCAAGAGGATCGTCTGGCGCCGGCTCGGCTGCTCGCGCGATCGCGTCTACCGGATCGGCGTGCAGGGCAAGGCGAAAGTTGCGCTGACGGACGCATTCCTTGAGGCCACGCCATCGGAGATAGCCTGATGGATAGATTGCAGGCCCCTCCAATCCGGACCAGGCTGGACGACGGCCCCCAGCGGAGCGAGGGCGGCCGCAATGCAGCGAGCCAGACGGCCAAGGAGTGGTACTTCTACTGGGACCGTCTCGGCGAGCAGTCGAACGCAAACACCCAGAAACTGGATGGGCTGGTCACCTTTGGCCCTCACTCGGCCCGGCCCGATTCGACCAGCCTGCCTCCCCCTCCTGAAGGCGCCATCTATTTCGAGGAGGACCGCGGGAGTGTTCTCTACCAGTATCAGGACGGGGAGTGGGTGTACGTCTCAGGCATCATGTGGGGCACGCTCAGTCCGGACGAGCGGCCGGCAGATCTCGGGCCGATCAACGATATCGGATTTGAGTTCTTCTCGATCGACACCGCGCCGGCAGACGCCCAGAGAAAGTTTGTCTGGAGTGGCTCGGCCTGGATCGAAACCACGCCGGTAGTTGACCCGACGACGACAAAAGGCGATCTGATCGTCCGCGGAGCGCAACGGCCTCCGACACGACTTGCGGTTGGAACGAACGGTCAAGTAGTGACGGCCGATTCGACGCAGGCGCTCGGTATCAAGTGGACAACGCCGGCCACCCAGACTCCCTGGTTAAGCAATATCAACGGAGGGGGCTTCCAACTCACGAATGTCGGCAACATGGCAATTGGCGGCCTATCGACTGCGATCGGCACTCTGTCTATAGGGTGTCTTGATACGACGTCGTTGCCGGCTCTTTCGCTCCGGAGCCAATTCGCCCCAGCCTATGGGTTCGATTGGGATATTGAGTCAACATCGATCGGCCGATTGGACCTTTACCGGGTGAATGCCGGCACAAGAACTTTGGTTATGTCTGTCCTTCGGCAGCAGACACGAGTGGGAATCAACAAGGTCAACCCAGGCTCGACATTCGCCGTAGGGGGTTTACCGACATTCGCCTCGAATGCAGCGGCAACCGGTGGAGGGCTGACGGCCGGCGATTTCTACACTGATGGCGCGGGCAATGTGAAGGTGGTGTTTTGATCGCCTTTGAGCGCTCGACCGATTACGAGCTGATTCGATCGATCCTGACCCACCCTCGCTCAAACCTTGCGATCGCGCCATCCATATCGAGGCGCGGCAAATGCCCTTTCGACCGGCCATCCGGAACGAATACGAAATCCAAGCCGCGGGTATGGAATGGCCAGTGCGATGCTCCATTCCTTCAGCGTCTGCGTTTTGCCGTTGTGCGCGATGAACCGACTCGTCCTGCGGTTCCTCGCCTGAGTTTTGGCATCAGCCCAGCGCACATTTCCCGGCGCATAATCGCCGTTTACATTGATGCGATCCAAACTCAAACCAGGCGCACAAGGGCCAAGAACAGCAAGGAATCCTTCGAATGCCCGCAACTCAGGCGCTATTTTGATCCCCCGCCCGCCATAATCTGCATATTCAGGTCTCGCCGTATTCTCACAGCGATCAATCATACCCGCCCATGCTCTATATTCGCGGGTCTTCGTTCGCCCATGAGTCCAGCGCTTGTCTCGATCGGGGACCTCCGCTCGCGGTTGCCGTTCTGTCGGAACGTGACGGGAAAGGCTTTCGACCCGTGGATCACCCCGCTCATAGCGGGGCATTTCCAGCGCACGTTCGGTCGACCAGCCATACCGAAGCAAGCGAGCACTCAAACGGTCATATGGAATCTTCAGGATCTCGCTCCATTCGGCGAGAGTTTTCCTCACGCCTTTATAGGTAATCCAGCGGTTGTTCTGACGGTTCCGGGTTTGAGTTTTGGCGGTAGACCATCTGACATTGTCGCGAGTGTAATTCCCATTGACATCGACACGATCAAGGCTACCCCCTGTTGGGCGCGGGCCGAGTACTGCGTAAAACCCTTCAAACGTTTGCAGTTCAGGGGAAACCGTGATTCCGCGGCCGCCATAGAGAAAATAAGCAGGATGTGTCGGCTTGCCACATCGTTCTAACATTGCCCGCCAACTTGAATATTCGGGAGATCGGCTCTTTCCGTGTCTTGGGTGTGCCATGCGGTCTGTATTCATTATCCCATTAGTCAGTGACAAAACCCCAGAATATTTGAGGATCAAATGATTACTTTTGAGAGGTCATTTGACTTTGAACTTATCCGCAGAATCATCACGCATCCGAGAATTTGGGACAAGATCTCGGACGACAACTCCCCGCGGCGCGAGGACTACCAGCCTATCCAGCATGAGGCGATCTGGTACGTGGTGGCGCGGGACGTTTACCCGGAGGGCCATGACCTGCTGGGCCTGTGGATGTTTCACCCACTCAACAGCATCTGTTGGGAAGTCCATACGGCGTTGATGCCGGTGGCATGGGGCGAGCCGGGGCTCGAGGCAGCTCGCCTGCTGCCGGCCTGGATCTGGGAGCACACCCCGTGTCGGCGCATCGTGAGCAACGTGCCATCGACGAACCGACTCGCGTTGCACTTCGCCATCAAGGCGGGGATGACCATCTTTGGCTGCAATCGGGGGAGCTACCTCAAGGACGGGAAGTTGTGCGATCAGGTGTGCCTTGGGATCAGCCCACCGGAAGAAGAGGCCATTCGCAGGGCGGAACTTGCGGGCGGCCTTGACGTAGCCGCCCATGCCCCGGCATCACCCGGAGAACGCGCCGTTGGCCCGGAGAGGGCGCGACGGAGCCCTATTTCTTGTGGTGTTCAGCTTCGTGAAGTTTGAGCAGGAGCGCCATATGGTCGAAGCCATTGTCGATATGGCTCTTCAGTTCGTCGATGCGCCGATTGAGATCAGCCTTCGTGTCATCGATTCGTTTACTCACGTCGCTGACGCGACTGTTCGAGTAAAGCATCACGCCAACGGGAATCACGATGCTGATTGCAATCGTGAGGATTTGGATATCGGTCAATTAGTTTTCTCCTGCCGGATGATGTCCGGCTTATCTCTCTAGTTTATCAGTCAGGAGGTGCAATGTGCCGGCAGCAGTAGCGATTCCGGCGGCGATCTCGGCCGGAAGTTCGATCATCGGCGGGGTCCTGGGCTCTCGAGCAGCCAAGAGCGCAGCACAGATCCAGCAGGAGGAGGCGCAGCGCCAGGCTCAGGGGTTCCGCGACGTCACAGCCGAGTACAACCCGCGTATCCAGGCGACGGCCGAGCAGGCGCGTCAGGATGTGCTCAACGCGGCAAACACGGCAGGAACAAACCTGACCGGAGTCGCTCGAGATGCGGCCGGGAATCTGGTCGACGTCGCCGAGCGCGGCGCGACCGGGATCACCGGCGCGGCCACCGAGGCCAACCAGTACCTCGAGCCATACCTTGGCGTGGGAACACAGGCCGCCAAGAGCATGGCGGAATTCATGGGACCGGGAGGCGCAGGAACCAAGGACTTCACCTACGAGGACATGAAGAAGTTCGACCCGGGCTACCAGTTCCGGCTCGACCAGGCGAACCGGGCGCTGGCGGGATCGGCGGCAGCGCGTGGGGGAGCGCTCGGAGGGGGCGCCTTGAAGGCCGCAATGAATCTCTCGCAGAACATGGCTGCGAGCGAGTATGGCGCGGCCTTCGACCGCTTTAGAAGCCAGCAGAACGACCGATTCAGCCGGTTCGGCAACTTGATGGATATGGGGGTTCGCACCGGCGCTCTCGCCGGCGGAAATCTGATGACTGCGGCGCAGCAGGCCGCAGCGATGCGAACGGGAGCGGCTCAGACCGCAGGCGGGTGGAACATCGGGGCGAACCAGACCGCGGGAGGCTGGAATGTTGGCGCCGCGGAGTACGGCGGGAAT